CAACCTTATGAATTATTTTTCCTATCCAATTATCATTAGGTAGGATTCCAACTTCGTATGCCATATGTTCTGTCCACGGCTTTACCATTGTATAAATCCATTTTGTATATTGTGGTTTTGCTTTCATAAAGTTAACCACATTCTTAGCCCACATCATATATCCTAAAACTAATGATGGGTCTTTCTTATACATCATTTCACCATATAATTCATCCGCGTTCCAAATATGTTGAGGTAAGAACCCTTGTTTGTAAAGTTCATTACAAATAATCTTTTTCTTTTTGGTATTGGCAAGTTGTGCTTGGGTGGCTGATGCACTTGCGGTTGCAGCAGCTGCTTGAGCCTGTGATGCTGTAATTTGAGCTTGTGCTAATAATTGTTGTGCGTTTGTAACTTGATTTTGTAATTCAATTGTCCTTGCATTTGCAGCTTCTAATTGTGCAGTTAAATTCTTTTGTAATTCATCAAAGGTTTGTTTCTCGGCCTGTAATCCTCTAAGTTGTGCTTCTAATGAAACCCTTTCAATACCTTCTTTAATACCCTTTGAAAGTGCATTTTGAAAATCTTGAATTAGCGAAACATATTTATTATTTGTAATTTGTGATTCGTTCTCTGCCGATGCTCTTAATAATCTTTCTACATCTATTTGAGTAGCCAATGCCTCGTTTGCAGTATTTAGAGTTTCAATCTCAGCAAGGGCATCACTTAATTGTTTACTTAAATCAGTATTTTTTCCTAATGATTCATTATATAATGTTTCTAATCTATCGTATGTTTTTTGAGGAACAACTTTTGGTTGTGGTTTAGCAGGTGCTGCTATTAATTCATCAACAACTACATTAACTGCCTTTTTTAATTGCTCTTCGTTATACTTTGGTCTTTCAACATATCCAGATGTTTCACCATCAAAATCTTCAGCAGTGGGTTTGACATAAAAAGTATGATTACCTTGTTCGTTTTGAGAGGTAATCACAGCAGAACCACTTGATATTAATTCTGAAACTCTAAATTCGTTTTGTAATGACATATCTTATTTCTCTATTGTAAACGTTAAATCTTTATCTGAAAAATATTCTATTACACCACTTCTATCTATTTTTATTTAAACATAATAACTTCTATTAGTTTCCCAACTTACTTTAGAATAATCACTAAATGGAATAATAACCTCATCAGTAATGACATCTTTAATTTGATAATATGAAGAGGTTGGTAAGTAATAAACATCATTATATGCATATGTATTTTGATATGTTTTTAATGGATATTTATCTCTACCAAATACTCCAATTTTAGGAATACTTCCTACCTTATATTTTGTTTTTAATTTTTTAAATGTTATATGAATATCATCAGATGTTAATTGAGTTAATGAACCTGTTACGAAGGATTGGTCGTCCCAACCTATTCTAACTTTTGGTTGATATATAGTATTTGTTTCTTTTGAAAAGAATTTTAATTGACCATAATCTTCCGTATTTCCTTCAATTGAAGATGAGTTATCGGTTGAACCGGAATATTTTAATATTATTCCTTGATTTACAATTAAGCCAGTTATCCATTTTTCTAACATTGGTTTAATGTTCATTTGAATATCAGTACTTTGATAATTAAATGATTGTGATGCAGCAGATGATGTATAAAATACGCCACCTTTACCATTAAACGTACCAGTTGCACCACCCAAAGTTGTTCTATATAAAGATGATGATATTTCATTTGCACCTGTCGTTGATAGCCAATCACCATTACTACTTGCCCTATAATTCCAAGTAACACCATCAGTTGATATATCATCAAAACGAGTTCCAACTCCCATATCCCAACTTTCAGAAATGGGATACGCATAGATTACATAATCTATTGGTATTTCATTTGCTTCACATTCTCTAAGAATTAATTCTGCAGAACTCATAGTAACCGCCCCACTAGCAAGAGATGCAGAAAGAGCAGTTGTTTCAAACTTTATTAGAGTATGAGCAACATCTTTTGAATTTCCATAATAAGTTTTAGAAATTTCTAATATTTCATCTAAACCAGTGTTTTGAGTTGGTTGTTGTAAATAGATTGTTGCATCTTTTGATGCTGTTAAAAAAGTATACATTAAACAACCCTCCCTTTAATATCTTTTGCTGGAAACTTAACTTCAAATATTGATGGGTCTAATGATGGGTATACCATTTTACCTTTTGTTGCTTCTGCAATGTTATATGAATTACTTGAATATTGACCTAAACATTTATTTACTATTTCACATTTTGGAACGGATTGAACTCCTTCTATTCCTGCAATTAATAATTCTAATTCACTTATGTTAATTGCCATATTAAATGTCCAATCATCTATATTAAAGTAATTTGTAATTTCATCAATACATCTTACCAATACTTCTCTTTTATTATATCCACTATAAGTTCTAATTTCAAAATCAACACCAATGTTTATAATAAATCCATCCATTAAATTTACACCATCTGTTAACAAACGATATTCATTTAAATAAGTTTTAAGATTTTCTTTTAGTGCCTGATTAGTTCCAATTTGCACTAAATTCTTATTAGAATTATATCCTAAAATATATAAGTTAATTGCAAATGGATTATTCTTTTCGTTTGTATTATTTTTCTTTCCTACTAAAAATTTGTTAACCGCATCTTTAATTTCCATTTCACTCTTACCTTGTAAACTTGTTACAATACCTGTAAATTCGCTTAGGGTATCTGGATTTGCAAGAATAGATGATGGTGAGTTATTATCCAATTCTCCATCCGGTGCACAATATGCTTTAGCAATACCACCATACTTTGCAGGTAGTGATAGGGCTCTTACTTGATAATCTTTACGAGTTACTGCCCTATTTTGAGAACCAAATGTTGCCAGTGCATTTTCTCTTATTTCATCAATAGTTTCAGCACCTCTTGCCCCATTTGCTGCGGTTTCGTTTTCAACTGCGATTGAACCCTTAGCTACTCTATATGCTGCTAATTCATCTCCACTAAGTGAAATTGTATCTTCATCAAAAGAAACGTTTGTTATTCTATTTATTTCACCTTTTGGAGTATTTGCCAAAATACCACCACCTACTAAATACGAAACTGTAATAATAGTGTTAGCGGGTGCCTGACCATAACTTCTTGTCTTTAAAAAGTTTGCAGGGTCAAATGATGCACCTAAATTATCTATTGATGAATTCAATCCCAATCCTACATTTTTGAAGTTTGGTATAAGGGTTTCATCAGATGAGGTAGAATTACCACCACCAAATACAATTGTTGTAGTGTTGTCTGGATTTACTTTTGTTACAAATCTACGAGAAGTTTTTATTAACTTTAAAACGTTTGCAACTGAATCTTTAAATTGAACTAAATCTTTATCAGTTTGGTTTGATACCGGATAATCAACAAATACCATCTCTTGTGCAAGATATGGAACTTCATACCATTTATTTCCACTACTATCTCTTACATCATATATTTGAATTATATTTGTTTCTGCCAAATCTATTTTTGAAAATTCTTGTGCAGTTCCAAATGTAATATCTATTGTCTTTAATTCTGCAGATATTGCGTTAACATACTTTTTAACCAAATAAAAGGTTGGTTCGTTATCAGTATTTTTTCTATATATTGTAATTTCTCTTTCATCATCAACACTAAAATCTAATAATTCAGTTGTTCTAAATAGTGTACCGGTTGTATTTGCTTCTACTACCATACCCTCTTTAACTCTAAGAAAATAATCAGAATCGGGTCTATTATTTACACCTAAACCAGTTGCAGGAACTAATTGATAAACTGATAATCTTACTAATGCAGGCGATGTTACTTTTGGTTTGTATCCTAAATATTGTGCAAGTGCGATAACATTTTCTTTATCCTCTGCATATAACATTAAGGATTCTTTAAGAGTATCATCTATATAATAACCCAAAACATCCCCAATATACGATGCCATTTCAATGAACATCATACCCGGTGAGGTTTCGTTAAAATCTGAATATGTTTGCGGGAAATAAGTTTTTGCGTACTCAATTAAGTTTTGACGGAAACCGGCAAAATCTTTATTAAGATATTTTATATCTCTACCTTGATTACTTTTTCTTGTTATACTATTTAATGCCATTATTATTATCCCCTAACTGTAAAAGTTATTTCTTGTGTTTCAATTGTATTTCCGACCGTAAACTGAATTGTCATATGTGCAGTATGGTTATCTTTCATAGCATCAGTCATTTCTACATCAATTTGTTCAATATTAATATATGGTAACCAATAACTGACTGTTTGGGTAATTACATCTTGTAATTGTGATTCAAACGTATCATCCATTGGTTCAAACAAAAGTGATTGTAATCCCGTACCAAACTCTGGTTGCATTACTCTTTCACCCTTTGCCGTTAGTAGTAAATTTTTTAAATTTGCTTTTGCTTGTTCGAAAGATGTAAAGGCTTGTTCAAAATAACCAGTATTACCTCTTTTAATAGGTAAAGTTATTCCATACGCGTAAGAATCAAATTCTTGCGTATCCTTTACAATTTTACTACCAAGTACATAAGCCATATTATTTTTTAAACCTCTTAACTAATTCCGAATTATCTCTATTTAAAATTCTATCTAATCCTGCTAATCCAGTCGTAACACCTAATCCACCTTTTTTAATCCCACTACCTCCCATATCACCATAACCCATCTTAGAAGCCATCTGAGTTCTCATTGCTTCAATTCCACCTTGTGCTCCCCCACCATATGATATTGTTTCATCTATATCAGGTTCTGCATCCATATAATTTGGAATGTGTGAATTTGCATAACCTTCATTTATTGGTTGTTCTATTTGGTAATTATCTAAAATAGATGAACCACCTCCCACTTGTCCTGCACTTCTTTGTGCAGCAGTAAATGGTTTGGTTTGATTTAGTATTTCATTTATAGTTGAATTTCTACTCAATTGTTTTGCAGGTTGAACTTGTCTTACTTCTTCTTTAGTAGTAGTAGTTCTGTCCTTTTCTAATAATAGAGTTGCTAATTCAAATGGGTCAACTTCTTCCAATATATCCTTTTTAGGCTTTGGAGTTGCCGTTTCGTTTAATAACTTACTAACTTCCTCCTTAATCATTTTAGGAAGTTGTTTCTTAATTTCTTGTTCTACAACTAATTTAATTAGTTGTGCTAATTTTTTAGAATCCATTTTAAAAATATTTGTTAACTTACTATAAATATATGTTTTGAGTATTTTGCATTTTTATAAAGGAGTTTAACCTAATTTATCTTATGCTTTTTTATTTTTCTGAGATGCAACTGCAGCTTTACCATTTTCATTTAATCTCCACATAGCAATGGTTGTATTATCAACATGGTTTGCTTGAATGACATTTTGAGAAAAATCACTAACCCATTTCCAACCCGTCCAAACTTGAATATGACCATATAATTTACCACCTAAATACCCCATAACAACTATATCACCCACTTGCCACTGTGCAGGATTTTTAGTATAAACTGAATTTATTTTTACTTTTTCGTTGTAATAAACTTTACCACCTATGTTTCCTGCAAAAGATGCTCTACCACCACCGGTCGATGGGTCTTTGAATGAAAACCAATCTGCATTACCACTTATTTTACCTAATCCGCTTACACCTGTTAATGCAACTACGACTGATTGTGTACCTTGTGGACATAATCCATGCACACCTTTGATATAACCACTTCTTAAATTTCCATAATTAACTCTTGGATTTTTACCCAACTTAGGTGCCCATGCTCCTGCTATTTTTAATAACTCATCTAAATTTTTATACCCACTCTTTAAATCAGTATCAGGTTCAAGTGGTTTAAGAATTCCCTGGTCATAAAGTGCTTGGTCAATCTTTTCTGCTTTAGAGTTATCCAATTGAGAAACCCTTGCACTGCCACCTTCTAAATCATTTTCTACATACGGGTCTTCAAAAATCTTTTTACTAATTTTCTTAACATCTGGATTTATTATATCTTGTACTTCGGGGTCATCTTTATCCAATCCAATTTTAGACCAATCCAATTTATCATATGCGGTTTTGTTATCAGCAATTTGCTGATTAGCATCTACCGGTGGATTTGGTGGAGATGGACTTGCGGGAGGTATTGTATAACCAACGAAAGGAACTGCCCCTGGTCCTGGTGTTAGGAGTGGTGGATATAATGATGTAGTTAAAAACATTCCTTGGATTGTAGGCAAGTGAGTTTGAATCGATGCAATCAATTGGTCTAAAAATACTGCGGAATCATCAGTTGGTTTTGCCATTTTGTTTAACTATATTATAATTTTATTTTTTATCCACACAAGTAGGTGGAATTACAAATCCAGAAATAGTTGATACTCTTGGAGTTTTTACAAAACATCCACATCCATTTCTATTGAATCCGCCACCACCGGTATTTCCTTCTATTGTAGTTATCTTACCATCTTTTGATATTGCTGCTACAACTCCAATGTGATGTTCTTTACCTTCAGGCCCATATAACGCTGCAGCTCCTATTTTTGGTGTTTTAGTATATGTACCATTTTTTTTACCCCACGTAGCCCAATTCTTACACGATGCAGCACCAGGAGGAGTTTTTAACCCCGCAGATTTCCACCAAGCAGTTACTGCAGCTGCACACCAGTAATATCCCTCACCTGTTGCTCGGACCTGTTCCTGATTATCTAATCCCGCTAATTGAACCATTATATCAATACGACCAGGTTTACCCGGTGGCGTTTCTCCTCCCGCTTGATTTCCTCCATAATTCAACCCCGCACCTTTATTTGCCTTTGTACCCGTTTCTAATATACCAACATCTTTTTTAGCAAATT